TTTTTTAGGGGAAAATTTTTTTTTTTTTTTTTTTTTTGGGTCGGTCGGTCGATCGGTCGGTCGGTGGATTTGATAGGCTCAAAATAACACAGAGACCGCTTGCTAGAGGCTTGGAAGGGGGGCGCGGGTAGCCTAGTAGCCAAGACACTAAAAAAGCGGCTCGCGCCGCTTTTCTAGTGTTTTTTAATTGATAGCGCCAGTACGAAACAAACCAGCGCAAAAACAGCTTGCGCGAAAAGCAGCAAAACGAATCCGAAGTGCTCAAATAGCGCCGACCAAAAACCCGCTTTCTTGCGGCTCATAACGGAATCATGAACAGCAACTCCTCGGCCCCGTAAACCGATTCGGATTCGCATTCCTCGCATTCATAGCCGCGCGCGTCAGGCTCGACTCCGTAATGCTCGGCACCGCATTTAATGCAGAACCCCATATAATCGCCCGACTCGATGGAATCTTTTATGAGCTCATAATTTAGTGATTCGTGTAATTTCATGGCATTAAATCCAATCATGCTTGAGAGCGGACTCGGATTTGTGCAAAGCATAGGCTAGGTTAGAAACAACCGAAAATCCCATATCCATCCCGCAACCTCGCACGATTAACCCGCGAGTCTTGGCCGTCACATATCCGCACAAAAAAGCAATTTGCGAAGAAAGCCAGATAGGCCGGTCGCCTTTGATCGCGTAAAAATCAATGTGTCGAGTCATCCCTGAATCGGACACATGGCGAAGCACGCAATAAACGCGCGACCCTTCCGGCAATAGCGCCCGCAGCTCATCCGCAGACTGTTGCAAATAGCGCTTTTCACCTTCTTGCTTTGATAATTTAACCGCTTCCGGCCAATATTCAGGATTGACTGTTCGATAAATCGATCCGTGTTGTGTTTCAATGTAGGTATAAGATTCCATGATTTGACTCCTTGTCCTGATACCGAGCTTGTCGCTCGCATATTGCGCGGCACCGAGGCACCGCGCAATTAACTAGCGTCAAGCAGCGACCGACTCCGGCACGGCTTGCTTGCGCGTGATCGGTTGATCGATAAACCATTCGGCAGCCGGTAACACGTCGCTCATCCGCATTGGCATTACAACGCCGAACGCTTGGCAACCCGCAAGCAAATCATCCGGCAACCAAGAAACCAACGCCGGGTTTAACCCGTTATGATGAATCACCGGAATCGACGTTGAACCACAAATCGCGGCAGCTTTGACAAATGTCACCAAAAAATCAGGCTGAAATTGCGCCGCGACTCCGTCAATTTCACGCGAAATCACCGCGCGAGTTTGTGGAAACGTCCCGTCAATCTCAGCCCCTGCAACCGTAACCCCCTCATATTTTAACGCCAGCACCCGGCTTGCTAGCTTGTCCTCACCTTTGCCTTCGAAGGAAAGAGTCGCATAATCCGGCGAACGCTTGCCCACCTTAATTTGAGCAATCATGTGAATCGGCAAGATTAAAGACGGCTCACCCGCAGCCCCATCCGAGTCGCCCGCTTTTGTCTGTTCAGTAAAAATTCGCTTTTGTTTCCCGGCAATAAGTTTTTTACCATCGGTTGCGCACATGATCACGGAATCGCCGAAGAACTCTAAATTCACCCCGTTCAAATAGTAGCGTGATTGTTCCGTCGACGCAGCTAACGCAACAGCTTTTAAAAGACGAATATTGAGCTCGATATTGAATGTCATATTGTGACTCCTTGTCCTGATACCGATTGCACCATGCAATCGCCAGACCCGCGCACCATGGCGCGAGTCAAACTATTGCACGCGTTAGCTTAGACGTTCTAAACCTTCGAAATTTAAACGCTTATCAAAACGCATAATCCATTGATTCGCTTGCGTAAAAATACGCACCGAGTAACCCCGTGATTTAATCGCCTTGACCGGAGTCGACGTGCCCCGCTTGGCAAATAAACAACCAGCTTCGAATAAAAGCCAATTATCGCTTGACCACAGATGAGGATTCGCAAGCACGTCTTGAGCATTATACCCTTCGAAAAACGATTCAGACATCAACCGACTCCTTCACAGCAAACGAAAACGTCGACACTTCACACGCCAGCACGCCGAACCGAGTCGCATCATGGCACGATTGAAACCAAGACTCTTCAGACACGTCGACGCAATAAAACACCGAATATTCTTTCAACATCTGATTTTCAAACCAATGAAACACTTTCAATTCATCCGACTCTAACCCAGACTCGTCGTCATTAACCAACGCGCACGCCCAGAACGAAGGCAGCTCTAATTCTAAAACTTCCATTGCAGCCCCCATCATATCGCCAGCGACAGCGCAAACACAGCGCCGAGAAACAACGCCAAGCAAACCAGCTCGACAACATCGACTACCAAAATTTTAAATATTTTTAACATGATTTGACTCCTTGTCCGATTTGAAAAAATAGGGCGAGCCTTACGACCCGCCCGTTGAAATTATTGCCCGTAAACCGATTCCCATGACGGCAGTGAAAAACGCTTAACGCCCGACTCTTTCAATTCATCATCAACCCACAATGCAACCGCCCCAAATATTGCCCACTTTGACATGCACCGCGCAGCCCGTAACGCGTCACGCTTACTATTTTTTGAAAGCACAACATCAGATTCAAGCGTCCCATCTTGCAATTCATACCGCAAAGCATACCGATTTTTCATGATTGACTCCCTGTCCTATATGGCCCCTTGCCATGCTCTAAACGTAAGACGTTCTAAAAAATAAGTCAAGAACTATTTGAAAACAAAACAAAAAAATTTTATAGCCTCGCAAACACGCTTGCGATATTCTTAACGTATGACAAAACCAACACCGAAACGCGTGCCCCCCTTTGCTTTGGAAATACTGGCACATCACCCGCTTGCAATGACGCTGCCCGCGGCAGGTTACGGCATGCTTTGCCGTCTCATCTTTCATTATATTTTAACAGATTATCGACCGCTTCCAAAAATAGGCGATGATCTTTGCGGCATTATGCGAGCACACCGCCCCACTTTCAACACCCATCGCGCCGATATTATGGCCGTTTTCAATGACTTAGCACCCAAATTGCAAGAAGCAGATCGACTTTACAAACAACGAATCCAACGAGTCAAAGACTTAGGCGAAAAAGGAAACGTTTCGCGCCGATTAAGAGCGCTCACAAATAAACCACCACGACCAAACGCCGATGCAGCCCTTGCAATCACGGCACCTAAACGCGAACGCACCGCACCAGTAACCCGACCCTTAACCCAATCCGACTCCGCGTGGCGCGAGTAAATACATCCGAAAAAATTTTCGCTTCGCAAAAATTTTTCACGCCGCCGAGCCTATACACCAAAACGCCGCCACACCGGAATCCAAAAAAATCGCAATCGCAAACCCGCCCCACCCGTTGAAGGCAAAACGCCGACACGGATTCGAAAACGTCAAAATTTTTGAAGAAGTCGCGGCTTGCCTAATTTTCGCGCCGAAAAAAAATCGACTCGCGGCAACCGTTGCGCCGACCGTTGCGCACCGTTGCGCTGCTGCACCGTTTAGCCGTTGCGCCGTTGCGCCGTTGCGGCGACCGTTGCGCCGAGCCGTTGCACCGTTGCGCCGCACCGTTGCGCACCGTTGCGCCCAAAAAAAATCGGCTCGCTCGCTTCGCTCGCTCGACCGGCCTTAGCTTTGTTAAGTAAGAGGCTCGCTGACGCTCGCGGATTTAATAGCCTTAGCTTTTATAAAATTTTTCTCGCTCGCTTCGCTCGCTCGGAGTAACGGCCTTAGCTTTGTTGGTGGCTCGCTACGCTCGCGGCTCTGTATAGCCGTAGCACTGTTAGGTAAGAGGCGAGGGCCTGACGGCCCCGCGAGTATGTAATTAACTTTTCGCTCTAAAAAGCGAATGGACTCGTTACGAATTTATTCCGGCGACACACTTGCTCCGCCCCCCAAAAAATTTTTTGATGTTGACAAGTTGTCCTTACCCATTTAAGACAAGCAATATCAATAAGTTAGCTTGGAAAAGCGCCGTGATAAGAACCGGATTGTTTAAATATGTGATCCATTCTAGGGTCGATGAATACCATCAACAGGGCTGGATGATTGTTGCTGACCTTGGACGGCCTCATAATTATTACAGTGTTCTGATGTGGCACTGCGACTGCGGACAGCTTGTCATCCCATAAACCATCTGATACTATCGAATCAGATCAAGGAGCCATCATGGATCAACAATTTCAAAGTTTCTTAGACGACCTTGCTGGGGAGTTGAAGAAAGCGGCGGAGCGAGCGGTGTGGGACATCCCGACTGACAACCGCACAAAACACACCATTTCGGCATATAGAGCCGCTGTCGCAATGGTGGGAATGTGTGTACAGTCGGCGTTGGCGAAACATCGTTCGCTTACCGCAATTGAGCCGGTACAACCTGAACCTGAACCCGTCGGAGTTCCAGATGTTGAAGAAGTTGTTGAATTGGGTGACGAAGTTGTCGATGACACCCCAAAACCCGAAAGTCTCTTCGACGACAGCATCGACAAGCCCCGCCGTCGCAGAACCATATGAGGAGATAAAAATGGCTATGACCCCTAAGAAAGCTGCACCAGCAGCTGCTAAGACCGGCAAGAAGAATGTTGCCGAAGCCGCCAAGAAGGCAATGAAAGAAGGCAAGCCTTTGAAAGAGGCAATCGCCGCGGCTAAAAAAGGCAAGTAAAATGGCGAAGAAGCCTATTGCGGAAGAGATTGCCAAAAGCCTGAATACTCCGAGTAAGGTCGAGAAGAAGGCTCCATCAGTCTCAAACCGTATTGCCAACTTGGGTGACTTCGCTCACCCACCTAAGAAAAAGAAGAAAAAATAATGCCTCGCATCTATACAAAGAAAGAGGACGCCAAGCGGGAAAAGGTAACTGTTCCCGTGTCCTCGGTTCTTTTGGATAGGTTGAAGCAATACGCCGTGCGGCAGGATGTATCTCACACCCAAGCTGCACGGCGTTTTATTGAAACGGGTCTTGATCGGGAGAAACAAGATGGCAAGCATTGAACAAACGTTTGATCGGTGTGGCGAAGTCATTTCCAAATGGCGTGACCGTGAAGTAACTCTTGAAACAGTTAAAGATTTTGCGGAAGTATTTGATCTTCAATTGCACTGGTCTTTAAAGCCTGTTGACAGCGAACCAAAAAAACCCGCTGTAAAACCTGAACAGGGTGAATTTACTTTTGAGTTGTCTGAAGACGACCAGTGGGCCTTCAAAGGCTGGCGCGAGAACAACGGGCTTTAATCATGTCTGATTTATACGATGTCTTGGGTGTCGGGCGGGACGCGAGTCCTGCTGACATCAAGAAGGCGTATCGTGTTAAGGCCAAGTCCGCGCACCCCGACGGTGGTGGAGATGCGGAGCAATTTGGTGCGTTGACGCTGGCTTTTGATTGCTTGAGCGACGAAGACCGCCGGAAACGTTATGACGAAACTGGCGATGTGGGTGACGGGCAACCTGACAACACATTTTCTCAGGCGTTGCACTTTGCGACCAACGCAATCAACACAATTTTGAACACAATCGAGGCTCGTAACCTTGAATTGGATCGTTTTGACATCCTTGGGGATGCGATCAAGACGTTGGAGAACCAGATCGAGGCTGAAGCAAATGAGCGTGAAAGGCTCGGAAATTCGGCCAAAAAACTGGAAAAATTGGCTAAAAAGTTCAAAGCGAAAAAGAAAAAGGTCAACCGTATTGGTCCGGTGCTTGATGCACAGGCCGCGGATATTCGCCGCCGAATTGCAAAAGGTGAAGAAGTCGCCAATATAATGAAAATGGCTTGGGACATCCTGAACGACCATAACTTTGATTGGTCGCCACCGGAACCAGTGCCCGTACAACCAATGGGTCAAATGACATGGCGGTAAAATCATCAAAATGGCTCAAGCTGTTTCAAGACTTCATTGGTGATATTCGTATTTCATCCAAGGAAGCGATCTCGCAAGACGAGCGTGGATCGAAGCTGGAACTGTGGGAATCGCAACGCCGTTTCATCCATGAAGTCGGCACGGGGCTGGATAGCGACATTCACAAGTTCTATTGCTTGAAGTCCCGCCAGCTTGGAGTGACCACTGTGTCACTGGCGATCGATGTGTTCTGGATGGCGCTGCACCCGAACATCATCGGGTGTCTGGTGACGGACACGGAAAAGAACCGCGAAGCCAACCGTATGTTGCTGGAAAAGTACGTTGAGTCGTTTCCTGACGGGTACTTTGGCGACACGTTCAAGATCGTTCGATCCAACCGGCAAATGTTGCAGTTCTCCAACGGGGCACGGTTGGATTTGTTGGTGGCCGGTACGAAGGACAAAGGAACGTCATGGGGCGAAGGTGTCGGTTATGCCTTCGGACATTTGACGGAAGTTGCAGCTTACGGCTCGGCGGAAGGATTGAAGTCGCTTGAGGAAGGCTTTGCTCAAACGAACCCCAACCGTTTGTTTATTTATGAGTCGACAGCAAAAGGGTTCAACCATTGGCGTACACGGTATGTCGATGGCTTGAATGATCCGTTGTCGGCCAAATCTTTCTTTGTCGGCTGGTGGGCTGGCGACACGAACCGGATACCACGGAAAGACCCGCGGTTCTTGCAACACGGCTTGCATCCGCCGGAGTTTGAAGAGAAAGAAATGATTGCCGCCGTTCAAGAGAACTACGGCCACAAAGTCACGGCTGAACAACTGGCTTGGATACGGTGGAAAACGGAAGCGGCGGGCGCCGAAGCGGCTTTGTTGGATCAAAACCAACCATGGACTGCCGAGCAAGCGTTTGTTCAAACGGGTTATTCGTTCTTTCAAACCCGCGTGATTACGGCGGATATGAAGCGGTTGGACGAAGAAATGGTGCGCTACAAAGCGTACCGGTATGAAGTGGACGGCGACTTCTTCAATTTTAAAATGATTGAGTTGAAGCCCGGCGTGGATAGCCCCGACGACATCGAGTTGAAAGTCTGGGAAGAACCGGTTGAAGGAGCCAAATATGTTATCGGTATGGACCCTGCCTACGGGCGTAACGACCACAAAGACCACCACGTCATCTCAGTATGGCGGTGCTTCGCAGACCGAGTTGTACAAGTCGCGGAGTATTGTACCGCAGATGTTGAGGCCAAACACGCGGCTTGGGTATTGTTCCATTTGTCGTCTGCCTATGTTGATTGTCTCGTCAACCCCGAAATCGGTGGGCCGGGCGCACTTGTTCTTGGCGAGTTCGATCATCTCCGGCAATTGCTTTCACTAGAAAGCAACGCTTCGCGGGTGAAAGCCCGTGGATGGGAAGACGCCGGTTCGCACGCACGGATGTATCTGTACAAGCGGCCTGACTCGATGGGTGCCGGTTATGTGATCGGCTTCCAGACCAACTGGAATACCCAGTCAATTCTGATGCACCAGCTTCGCGGTTGTTATGTGTCGAACGAGTTAAACATCAACTCCCGTTCGTTGCTGAACGAAATGTCGTTGGTGGTTGTCGATAACGGGCACATCGGTGCGCCAGAGTCACGCGACGAAAATTGCAAAGACGATCGAGTGTTCGCCATGGCGTTTGCGGTTCGTGCTTGGAAAGACTGGACGCAAAAAGACATGATGGCTCAAGGTCTAACCTATGATGCGGTGATGAACGCTCAGAAAGGTGAGAAGCCAGCGGTCGCAACCACGGTCAACCGGATCGTGTACAACTTTTTGAAGACGATGGAAGATCATGCAGACGATGAACCCGAACCCCCTGCATGGCAAACGGAGTATGGATTATGAGTAGAGCAGACGTTAAATTTCGCGCTAAAGTTGAGGTTCCGGCACCAACACCGGAGTCGCTGTTTGATGAAACACCTGTGGTGACAGAAACCAAAATTCCAAAAGGATTTGAGGAATTGCCGGAGGTCAGCGTCAACTTTCCGTACACGGGACGCGCAGTCTATGTGACGGACGGCGTGAATGTTGCTCCGGCGGTCTGGCGTGTAACCCGTTCATATGACGGAGCCAACGTAAAGTGGGTTTACGATCAGTATTGGGCGCAGCATAATGCGGGTGGTCAAAGGTTAGATATGGTTCCTATCGCTTACAAGAAAATGGAAGATTGATATGACCGTCACGTTGGAGATCAACATGAATAAGTCTGATACTTTCTTGGAACCGACTAAGTACAAGATCAGGTACAAGTGCGAATTGTGCGACCATGAATATACACGTACGTACAAAGCCATTCCGATCAACGATCCGCCATGCCCCAGCAAAGCTTGCATCGTGAAGCAAGAATTAGTGGCTATGAAAAAGCAGATGGATAACTTCCAGCGGATGTTGGAGTCTGGTCAAGGTCCGGGGCAGATCGGTAACAAAATTGTCGTGAAGGCTGTCGATGAGACCGCTCGTATCGTCATGGAAGATTATCAGATGACGGATTTGAAGGATAACATCCGTCAAGGCGAAGCGGTCGCACCAAAATTACCGGGCCAGCAGCAGACATTGGCTGACAATTATTTTGGCGGTCGTAGTTTGCAAGCAGCGGGTATCAACAAGAAACAAGCTGACTTGCTAGGTCGTCGGGCAATTTCAGGAGCGTTCAGGAGTGCGGCGTTAAATCCGGCATCCATTCAACTGCCTGATGTTAAAAACGGGCAGTCACCGTTACGGGTGATGAGGACAGAACCGACGGGTAAAAAATAAGGGGCTTCGGCCCCTTACTTCTTTTTGTGGGTTTGCGCTTTCATTTCTTGCTCTTTGGCAGCTGCTTCTGCGTGAGCGATTTCGCGGCGCATGATATTGGCGCGCAGCTCGTCTGGATCGGTGACGTCCACATGATCGACAAGTTCCGACGGTGACATTGCGCCGATGCGCTGTAGGCTGAACGCGAGTTCCTTGGCGTCTTGCGAGAACGCTGGCGACGAAGAGTGCGAGTCAACAGTAAGCGACACGTCGTCTGGCAGATCAGCGAACGTAAACGTCACTGCCACAAGACCCTTAGCTGGCGGGATCAACAGCGCTTCTTCGCCCGGCATAGACGAACTTTCAAAACCAGCCGCATCTTTTGGAACCCATGCAATCATCTTTTGATCGACGTGAGCGCGGGCCATGTCGAGCATGAGAGCGCCAAACTTTTCAACGTCACGCTCGATGAGGAGCGCACGGTCTTTGAAGCGCGGCGAGAACATACGTACCAATGTTTCGGCGTGTTGAGCAGAGCGAACACCTTGTTCGCCTTGACCCTTGGCGATCGGCGGAAGACCCATCATCTCGTCAAACATACGCTCGTACTCATGGAGCGAGGCCCACAAAGCTTCTGGGATTTGAATGTTGTCACGCTCGATCTTGGCGTTCGGGTTGGAGTCAGTCCAGTAACCACCCGGCTTGTTGAAGCGAGAGAGTGCCTGTTGGTTCACGCCGGTCGAGCCGACAAACTTGGTCGCTGGCTCTTCTTGTTTGCGAAGCATCTTGTTGATGCCTGTGATGCGTGAGTTGATGGCTTCTTGGAGAAGAACAAGACGCGTAACTTCCGATGCGCCCCAAAAATAATCCGGCACCGGATTGGCGCAGAACAGGCTGAACGGATGGCTACCCTTGAGAACAGGGTCAGTTTGTTTTGCGTGAGTGTTGTAGGAGAACGAACTGGTCAGCTGGTACTTACCACCGATCAAAATGTCCTCGCCAATGATCTGGAATGTTGTCCAATCACCACGGTTGTCATCCCATACCCAAAGCTCGTCCAGTTCAAGCATGGCTGATTCAACGGCTGGATCGATGTCGGCTTTAGGTTGCGACATCCAGTCAACAAGGCCGCGGCTTTGGTTTGGAAGACCGCTGCCCGCAGCTTGGAACGGGTAAAGCCCGCCCGTCACGATATTCATGGCTGACGCAGATGCGTCTTTCATGCCGCCAGAAATACCTTTCATGTGCGTCTTGGCACGTTCTTTCAAGTCGTCTTCGTCAGGACGACCGCGAATAAGGTTGCGGAATTGCGCGGGCGTAATGATCATGCGGTGCGTAAACGCTTCCATGTCCGCATCAAGCGCCGTGTAGTTCTCGTGCAACACACCAAAGTTTTCTGGCTGCACCAACTGCGTACTAAATTCTTTGTTGACAGAATTTAATTTTAAAATGCCAAGACCTTTGCGAAGAGCAATTCCGACGGCTTGGGAAATCTTGTTGTCCGAATCAGTTTGGCGGCAGAATTTTCTAATGCGTGCCGCAGCAGCCCGACCTTTAGATTCGTTGACAACGTTTGGAAGATCAGGATCGGTGATGGCAAAGCGTAAAGACACCGGAGAAAAAAGAAGTGATTCGAGATCATCGAGTGATGCGTAAGTCTTGTTAAACATTGCTGGAGCAGCTGCATCTGCTGAACCAGACATGGCGTAAGACTCGAAAAACGCTCCACGATTTTGTCTCGCCTGTCGCGACGACATGCAAATATTCGCCAAGTTTCGGGCGAATGATTCGAGATCGCGTTTAGGTATGTGCATGTCATCCCATCCTATCGTTTTGATAAACCACAGCTTTTCTCAATTATATATTGACAAGGCTCTTATAGCCAACGTAATCTCGCGTCTGTTGAGATGGTAAGCTCTCTCAACGTTCCCAGCAATAGGAGTTTAACTATGTTTGACGTTTCTGAAGTTGCCGAAAAGCGTGGCCGTAAGATGCACCGCAAGGGCCGCAAGTAATTGTGGTTTGATGAACGGGGGCCGAGAGGTCTCCGTTCATATCTTTTTGTAGGAGATCAAAATGGCTTATGGTTCACGTCGCGTTAAGCGCAAGTAATTCTGAGGGTTAGTAACATGGCTTCCTGCCGTTCTAAAAAGCGTTCTACTCGTAAATAAACTGATCTAGTTTAGAGAGTGTAAATTATGGCTTTACCGCCCATGCCAATGCCCGGTGGCCCCGCCCCCGGCGCTCCCGGACTTCCTGGCGCGATGCCACCTATGGGTGGCGCGGGTCCGGCAAGTATGCCCGGCCCTATGGCTGGTTCAGGTCAGCAAGGAATGGCAGCTTTGAAAGTGGGTCTTGAGTCGCTTCAAAAAGCACTCCCCCAGTTGCCAATGGGTTCAGCACTCCATCAATCCGTTCTTAAAGCCGTTGCCGACATCGGCAAGCACCTTGAAAAAGAAGGTGGCGCACAAGGCGATCAGATGGGCGCCATTCAACAATTGATGGAAATGGCGCGTGCCGCTAAGACACAGCCTAATATGGCTAGTATGATGCCCGGTGGTCCACCACCCGGCGGACCCGGAGCGGGCGCTCCACCACCACCAACCCCGCCAATGGGCGCATAGGAGTAAGTTATGGCACAGGGAAAAGTTCCTACCCCATACGTTAACGACGTTAAAGAAGATCGCAGCGTTATGCAGTACGTTGAGTTCCCAACGATGGGAATTGGCGCACGCAAGTCGGGTCTTCCAACTGACGGCACCAACCACATCCGCAGCCTCGAACACGTTGGCGACGATGCCGCACGTAATTCGGGCAAAAACGGTTCGACGGCTCCAGAAGGTCGGAAGTAAACCATGGCTATGACCCCAGATCAAATTGCTCTTCAGCGCTCCAAAGAGTTGATTGACGCACTTTGGAACGACGGTGAAGTCGGTAAAAAAATCCAACAAGCGGCTAAGGCCCGTTGGGACGACGTTAAAACGACTGAGGATATGTTTGCCCCAATCGTTGAACCACACTTGAACAAGATCAAGACTCTTGAAGACAGATACGAAAAGCTTCTTGAAGAGCGTCTTGATGAAAAACGTGCCGCCGATGAAGAGCGCACTAAACTAAAGCTTGAAGAACAACTCGAAAAAGCCCGCCGCGACTATAATCTGACTGAAGAAGGCTTCAATCAGATGATTGATCGTATGAAGTCAACGGGCAATTATTCGGACGCAGAAGCCGCTGCCGCGTATGTCGCC